TCATCGACAGCGTCACCGTCTAATCGCCGCCGACTATGCCTGACGCGACGATCACTTCGACGGCCTCGACCTTCGGGACCATCTCTGGCACCTTTGCCGCCGACCAATCCACGGTGACGGGTACGGTCACGGGCATCGTCGCTGGCACCCTGACGGGTAGCGTCGGCGTCCCCGGGCCTGCTGGCGCGGCTGGCGTGGGTGTCCCTGTCGGCGGCACTGCTGGCCAGTTCCTGACCAAGATTGACGGCACGAACTACAACACCGACTGGACGACCGTCAACCTCTCGGTCTACGCGGTCAAGGCGAACAACCTCTCCGACCTAGCGGATGCTGGCACAGCCCGCACAAACCTTGGCCTCGGCTCTCTGGCTGTCGTCAATGACGCCCCCTCCAACGGCTCGCAGTACGCCCGCAAGAACGCGGCGTGGGAAGTGGTCACGACAACCCCTGACTTTATCTCCAGCGTCTCGTCGCCCCTGTCCGTCACGACCGGGAACCTGACCATTGACCTGTCGGCCTACCTAACGACCGCCACGGCCAGCGCCACCTACCAGACCCTATCGGGAATGTCGTCGTACTTAACGACTGCCACCGCCGCGTCTACCTACTACCTTCAGACCAACCCTAGCGGTTTCCAGACTGCCGCTAATGTTACGACGGCTTTAAGCCCTTACCTCCTCAGTGCCACCGCCGCGTCTACCTATGCGGTCATCGCCGCAGGCCAGCCTACCGCGGGGACTACCGGGCAGGTGCTCACCAAGAACTCCGGCACGAACTACGACTCCTCCTGGGCGACTCTGATCCTGGGCGACCGCTACCTGACGACTTCGACGACGAGCAACACCCTTAGCAACACGAACAAGACCTTCACGATCGGCACTGGCCTGTCGTACACGCCGACCCAGAACATCACGATTTCCTATGACGCCTCGAACCATATGCATGGCGAGGTGCTCACCTACAACTCGGGCACGGGCGTCCTGACCGTTGACATCAATCACCACACCGGCTCGGGAACGTACGCGGCTTGGGTGGTCAACGTGGGTGGCGTCACCCCTGCAACCTCCGTAGCCTGGGGAGCCATCACCGGCACGCTCAGCTCGCAGACAGATTTGCAGTCGGCCCTTGACCTGAAGCTCGCGGCGACCACGGCGGCCTCGACTTATCAGACCCTGTCGGGCATGAGCTCGTATCTGACGACCTCGGCTGCCGCCTCGAACTACGCGGCCTTGGCTGGCGCCACCTTCACCAACGTCGTGGGGTTCAATGGTAATCCTGGCAACGTCTCCGCCAAGAGCACGGGCTACTTCAAGGCTTACACGAGCGGCTTTGAGAACACCGACTACTCCCTGCAATACGAAAGCGGCTTTCAAGTCGTCGTCGGCGGAACGACTGTCGCCAGCATCGCCGCGTCCGGCATCCTCGCCCCTTCGGCTGGCATCACCTTCTCTGACGCGACAACGCAGACCAGCGCAGGGATCACCGCCGCCACGGCTGCTTCGACTTACGCTCCGCTGGCATCGCCCGCCCTTACGGGCAACCCGACCGCCCCGACTCCGCTGACGGCTGACAACGATACCAGCATCGCCACGACCGCCTTCGTCAAGGCGCAAGGCTATCTCACCTCCGCCCCGGTCACCTCCGTCGCTGGCCGTACTGGTGCAATCACGCTGGCCGTGGCGGATGTCTCGGGGGCGGCTCCCTTGGCAAGCCCGACCTTTAGCGGATCGCCATCTTTGCCCACAGGCACGATTGGCGTCACTCAGAGCGCTGGCAATTCCACCACGGCTTTGGCAACAACGGCCTTCGTCACGACCGCCGACAACCTAAAAGCCGACCTCGCAAGCCCGACCTTTACCGGCACTCCGACCCTGCCCACTGGCACGATTGCCACGACGCAGACCCCTGGCAACAACACCACGGCGCTTGCCACCACGGCTTTCGTCACCGCGGCGGTCCCGGCGTTTGCGACCGAGACGCAGGCCATCGCAGGCACCTCTTCCACGACGGCCCTGAGCCCGTTGCTGATGCGTTACATTCTGGCTAACCCGATGCTGACGACCTACAACAGCCTCGTCGGAAACTACTCCAGTTTCGTCAGCGGATCCGGGTCGGTAAGCACCGTATGGAGCAACCTGTTTGCCGTTCAAATCACGGCGGCCAACGGCAAGGCGGCTTTCCAGCCAAACTCACAGGTTTCCTACCACTCCATCCAGAGCCGTGGTCAGCCAGAATTGAACGTCGATTGGACGAAGCCGATGTGGTTCTCTTTCCGATTTTGTTACAGCTCGTCCGGAACAATCGGGAACTCCAACACCGTCAACCGCGTCACCATCGGGAAAGTAAGTTCCACTTTTGGCGACCTTTCAGCGCGAGGCATCGGCGTAAAGTGGACTGCTGGAACGGCTGGAGCATTCACCGTGATGGCCCACAACGGATCGAGCCTTTCGACTTCCGCTTCCGCAGTCACCGTCAGCAACGCGACCTACTTCCCGACGACCTCTTCGGCCGCCGACTTCATGGTCTACTCCGATGGCACGGGCAATGTGACGCTGTTCTGCAACAACGTCCAAGTAGCCACCACCACCGGCGGCCCTTCGTCCGGCACATCGCCAGGACCTCGTTTCGTCTTCGAGTGCGACAACACGACGAGCACTTCGGGAACCGTTACCTGTGACTTCACCGGCGTTAAGTCGATGCTCGCCTACTAAAATGAAATCCTACCGTGTCACCTGCCTATTCCAAGCCGACTGGGTTAACATCATCCCTGCTTTGTTCGGGGACCGTCAGCCGAGCAGCAGCCAGATCGGCGGAAATGTTGGTGTCTTTAATTTTGAAGAACCAATCACGCCGAACAACCTTGGCCCGCTGGTTGTCATCGAGCCTTCGGATGTCGCTTACCTTTTTGAATAACCCATGATCACCCACCTCCTCGCACTCCTCATCGGCTTCGTCGCCGGTGCTCTCGTCTTCCGCAAGCACGCTGGCAAAGCCTCCGAGCTCGAAGCCAAAGGCCGCCAAGCCCTCGACGCCCTCAAGGGAAAATAACGTGCGCTCGCTCCTGGTCATCGCTCTCTGCCTGACCGGGTGTGCCACGTCCCTCGACCCGCTGCCGAAGCAGCCGGACGCCCCGACCTCCAAGGCCGTCGTCACGACCCTCGGCGCTGACCTCGACAAGACCGATCACCGCGTAGCCTCGGCCCTCGTCGCCATCGAGAAGAACGCCGACAAGCCCAAGGTCGTCGTCGCTGAGTCCCGCCTAGCCCAGTCCTATCTGCCCGCACCGCCTGAAGGGGACGTGGCATTCGCCGTGGCCCGTGCATCCAAGGCCGACCCCATCGACTACAAGAAGCAGATGGAGTTCGGTCGCAAGTTAGCCACCGCCGTCACCTTAGCCTGGGAGAAGCTCGAAGCCGATCAGAAGGAAGCCCTCCGCGTCTCTCAGCTGAAGGACAAGCGCATCGAAGAATTAACGCAGGAGGTCGTCCGTGTTAAGAAGGAAGCCAGTAATAACGTCTGGACCATGGCTGGCGTGGGGTGTGCCCTGCTGGGTGCGGTTTCTATGGTCTGGGCTGGCCCCAAGGTCGGCTTGCCCCTGCTCCTCTCAGGTGCTGCCATCGGTGCCTTCCCCTTCGTCGTCGATTCTGAGTACTTCTCCTACATCGCTGGCGGGACTCTAGCCTTGGCCGCTGGCCTTGGCATCTATTGGCTATGGGACCGAGTACGCGACAGCGCCAACGCCCCCTATGAGCCGCCGCAAAAGTAAAGTGAAGGTCGTGAGCCGGCGCCTAGGTCGTGAACGTGCCTGGGGACAGGCATTCATCGGCGAGAACAAGCTCGAGATAGATCCGCGCCTCGGTGCCCGCAGAAGTCTCGAGGTTCTAATTCACGAAGTTACCCACCTCGCACATCCGGGTATGTCAGAGAAGCAAGTCGACCGCACGGGCAAGATGATCTGCAAGGTGCTTTGGGAGCAGAACTATCGCCGCGTCCTGCTCGAACCCAACGCCAAGCCCCCGCGCATCACATGACCGCCGAGACGTTTACCACCATCATCGTCCCTGGCATCGCCTCGGCTGCTTACCTGTCCGCCGGCATCGCCTGTTTCTGCGTAGGCCGTCCCGCCTTGGGCATCATGTGGGTCTGCTACTCGGTCGCCAACATCTGCCTCCTCTCGACCGTCCTCCGCAAATGAGCCCTCCCCCTCCAGTCGACCCCGAGATGTTCCCAAAGGAACTGAAGGACGGCGTCATCGCCTCCATCCTCGGCGGCCTTGCCATGACGGCTCGCCTGCTCCTGTCTACTGAGCCTGTGTCCGTTGGCTGGGTTGTGCGCCGCGTCCTCGCCGCCGCAATCACCGCGGCCTTGGTCGGCTACGCCATTGCCGATCACATCGAAAGCCCGGGCCTCCGCATGGGCGTTGTCGGTGCCACTGGTTACGCTGCCCCCGAGTGCCTGGACTACCTGATGCGCTACATCAAGAACAAGGGAGACGCTGAGGTCGGCCCCGCAAACAAACCCCATGGCAAAAGCAAAGCCCCAGGCAAAGCCAAGCGGAAGCGCTAACCTCTTGCTCGCGGTCTGCCTGCTCACGGCCTTCGCGGGACTGTCGGCCTTGGCGTCGGCATACATCTCCGGCTATGTCCTCGACACCCTGCAATCTCGGGACGCCCTGGTCATGATCGTCACGGACGCGGGCATCAAGTCGGACTCGGCCACCGTCGAGCAGGGTCTCTCAGCTGCGACCCTTGCGCTAAAAGCCGTCCGCGACCTTGGCTGGGCCTTGGCCGTGGGGTGCCTAGGGGTGGGGGTGGCGGTCTTCTTACGCTCCCGCCGTCAAAAGGCCTAGGAAGGGCACGGAGAGGGGTCTAATGGGGTGCCCAGCGGCTGGCCTAGCCACTGCTTTGCACCCCTGAAAGCCCTGTCGAAACTTTTGATTAAAGGATATTGACGGAATGCATTCGGGGTGTGAGGATGTTCGGGCACCACCAAGAACATGAAACTCACCAAGACCCGCACCAAGCCCTTCGCGATTAACCTTATCGGCCTTTCGCCTGTCGCCCAGGACGCCATCCACTTCACCGACGAGAAGCTGATCGGAACCGACGCTTACATCGGCGTCGCTTGGTTCTGGAATAACGAATATAAGCACTGCATGCGCGAGGCCTCCATCGTCGTGCGCCGCAAGGTTCACAAGGCCTTCCTCAAGGCCGGCCTGCCTGTTGACGGCGTCAGCAATGAGCACCGCGTCATCGTCGCCCGCTACGCTAAGTTCTATAACTGAACCTCACCTCTCCACCCACACCCATGAAACTCCTCTTCGCTCTCATCGTATTCGGCTGGGTCATCGTCGTGACCTTCTTCGGTCCCGAACTCGCCCGGGCCATCAACGCCCCCGAGGCGGTCAAGGCCAAGACCCACCGCACCCGCTAATCTCCACCCACACACATGAACCAGTCCCACGTCTCATTCGTCAAGTCCGGCGATCGCGTCCTCACGCTGTCCCGACCTGTCCTCCCCCACGCCGCTCGGCGCATCGCTACGGTTTACCCGCAGCTGACCGCCTTGAACGAAGCCCAGAAGTCGCAGGCCGACGCCGCGGAAGCCCTCGGGGTGTCCGTCGGTTCCGTCCGTACCTGGACCGACCTCACTGGCATCAAGTGGAACAACCTCACCCGCCGCGGCCCGTATCGCGTCAACCGCTAATGCCTGACCCTCTCGCCCACTCCCCCGACATGATTACCATCCGCCCCAACAAGAAGCCGCCTCTCTGGTGGCTCTTCCCCTGGTCCTACGCCCGGGCGCTCCACATGAGCGCCAACGCCCTCAAGGCATACGCCGACCGCCTTGAGGATATGCTCGACCTCCAGAGTCGCACCATCAAGCGACAGGCCGCCGACATCGCCGCCCTCAAGCAGCGCGTCGCCGATCAGAACGACGCCATCATCCGCGGCTCGGCCATCACCCCTGACGCCTACCCCCATGAGTAGTTTCCAGCACCTCGAAGGAATGCGGAACTTGCTCCTCGAAATCTACGAGGTCAACGAGCGGATTATGACCGGGGACATCTGCTCGGCCAAGTCGGCCATCGCGTCGACCAACCTCAAGAAGATTCTGGCCCACTACCACGAAGCCCTGCACGAGGACGGCGCTACGAAAGTCTCGCTCCAGGCTTACATCGCCGCGGGTGGCTGGGTGGGCATCCAATACAGCTACGAGATGGACGGCTTCGAGGTCGCCGGATCACAAGTCCCGAGACGCGTATGATTCGCCGCAACTTTATCAACGGCGTGGCCGTTCTTGATTTAGATGGAACATGGGTTCTGTTTAGAGAAGCAGATGCTAAGATAAAAATGAGAGAACAGTGTATCAAACAACTGAACAATAAGATTTATAATCTTAAAAGGCAGTTAAAGAGAAAACGAAAAGAGTATAAACTACGCACCAAGAAGCCGTTTAATGGACAAGTTAAGTTGACCATTCAAGTGAGCGGAGGAAAATTCTATTCAATGTCTGCAAAAGGTTTAGTTAAAAGATTATATCTATGACCCGCCCCTTCTCTATTGTCGCCCTGTTCCTGCTCGGCTTCAACTCCGCTGCGGCCTCCGACGCTACCTTCCTCGAGGCCATCGCCATGGTCGAGTCAGGCCAGAACCGCAAGGCCATCGGCAAGGCCGGTGAGCGGGGAATGTATCAGGTCGGCAAGGCCGCATGGTTCGATGCCTGTGCCCTGCTCGAGTCCGAGAAGCACTTCCATTTTCAGTGGTCCCAGTGGCGCAACGCCCTCGCCCAGGACATGATTGCGGCGGCCCACCTCCGCATCCTCCGCAAGCGCTTTAAGGCTGACGGCTACTCGACCCCGACCCCTGAGCAGTTAGCCCTGGCTTGGAACCGCGGCTACGAAGGCGCCAAGTCTTGGAACTTCGCCCCGAACGACTACGCCCTCCGCGTCGCCAACCTTTTCCGCTTGTCCCAGCGTGGCAAGTGACAAGGGTCTTGTCCATGGCATCCATCATCGTGGCAATCGACCCGGGCGTGAACGGAGGCATCGTCTGGTCGGTCGACGGTGATCCTGTCGAGTGCGCTAAGATGCCCGGCTCCGACATCGAGGTCTGCCAACTACTCGCTGACCTCAGCTGCAAGGCCAAGGACGCGGAACTCTTCCTCGAGGAACCGCCGCTCTTCGCTGGCAAGAACATCCCTGGCTCGGCCATCGGCAAACTGATGTGGAACACTGGCGTCCTCTACGGCGCCGCTGTTGCCATGGGCTGGAAGATTCACCGCATCCGCCCAGCCATCTGGCAGAAGGCCCACAGCTGTGGCACCAAGGGCGACCTGACCACGACCCAATGGAAGAACAAACTCAAGGCCCGCGCTGCCGAACTCTTCCCCAACATCGACGTCACCCTCTGGAACGCCGACGCCCTCCTGATCTACGACGCCGCCACCCGCCGCGTCATCAACTAATCTCCCCATGAAGAAAGACCCAAAACACTCTGGCGAATACCGCATCATCGCCGACTCCTCCTACATCGTCCTCCCCGACCAGAAGGTCGCACGACTGCTGACGCCTACCGTCCGCAATGGCGTGACCTACTACAACCTCTTCGTCCCTGGCTACACGCGGATGTCTCTCGACGACATCGAGGCCACCATCAAGGCCGGTGAAGTCTCCAAGGCTGACCCGACCAAATAATCTCCCACCATGAGCACCACGCCCAAAACCCAAACCCCTACCGCTGACCTAGTCGCCGCTCTCGCTGAGCTCGACAATGTCAAGGCCAACAAAGTCGTTAAGGCTAACTTCACCGCCAAGTACGTGTCCCTCGACGCGCTGCTCGACGCCGTGAAGCCTATCCTTTTCAAACACAATCTTGCGCTGATCCAGACGCTCGTGAGCCAGGAGGGAAAGATTGGCGTCTCGACCGCCTTTCTCCATGCCTCCGGCGAGCGCTTCGAGTTCGGCACCCTGCTGATGAAAGCCGATGCCCTTACCGCCCAACAGGTCGGCGGTTTAATTACTTATGCCCGGAGGATGTCAGTGTCCACTTCCTGCGGCATTAGTGTCGACGTCGATGACGATGGCTCTGCGGCCTCTGGCTTCCGTTCTGCGGTCGTTACGAGCGTTGCCCCTGCCTTCTCCCCCACCCCCCGCCCGCTGACCAAATGAGCCAGCCCGACTTCAACCCCTTCGACCCCATCTCCGCCGCGATGGGTGCCATGCACGGCCAGAACCTGCTGGCCGCTAAGGACGCCCGCATCAAGCAGCTCGAGGACGAACTTGAAAGGCTTAACCTTAGCCACGCTTTTTTGATGAAAGAGGCTGCGCATATTATTGACGCAATAAAGGCAGACAAGGATGGCAAAGCCAATGGGTAAGTCGAAGTCAGCCGCAAAGGCCTTGGCTCACCCCGGGCTCAAGCAGCAGACCCCTAACGAAAAAATGAAGACCGAACTCCATCTCCTCTCCGATCGTCAGCGCTGGGAATACCTGTTCGGCCTGAACGCATGGAAGCCCCGCGCTAAATGAGCAGCCCCATCCCCGCTGGCATCGAACGCATCGCCCGCACCGTGCAAAACCAGTACGCCTTGCTCCTGCTCCTTGACGGTTACCCCTACGTCGAGATGACCGCCCGCAAGCAGGCCGACTTCATCTCCGACCTCGGCCTCTGGAAGCGCAAGACGCACCCGTCGCTCGCACGATCACAAGTCCGCTTCTTTACCCTTGCCCCGAACGGAGAGATAAAGGAACTTACCTTTAACCGATGACAAACCGCGACTCCATCAAACGCCTTGTGGAAAACATCACGGGCTCGTTAGCCACCGTTCAGCATATCGCCGGACGTTATGAACAACACGACGCCGACATCATCACGCTCTCCGACCTGAACCGTTCCGCGATCACGGAGCTTCAGGTCTTCAGCGACTCCATCGAGACCGCCGATGAGGCCGCCGCCGTCAAGCCCCTGCATGACCGGGTGCACGTCCTCGTCGTTCAGCTGCGCGTCTTGCGGAACACCCTCGAAGGCATGGAGAACGCCGCCGAGAAAGCCCTTGAGGATGTCCGTCGTATCTCCGCCAGCGTCGAGGAATCCAACCCCGACGACGACGCGCTCTAATTTCCACCACAACCCAATAACATACCACACCACCATGCGAGTCCAACCCGACATCATTCAACACCGCGTCCTCTACGACGGCATTCAGGCGCTCAACTACAGCGGCTCAAAAGAGCTGCTCAAGTCCCCGGCCCACTACCAAGCCTACCTCAACCAGGAGCGCGAGGAGACCAAGGCCCTCCGCATGGGCTCGCTCATCCATTGCGCCGTGCTCCAGCCCGAGATGCTCAATGAGAAGTTCATCACCGCCCCCGAGTGCGACCGACGCACTAAGGACGGCAAGGCCACCTACGAAGCCTTCCAGTCCAGCCTCAAGCCCGGGCAGACGGTCGTGTCCTTTGAAGAGTCCGCTGAGTGTCACCTCATCGCCTCTCACGCCAAACTTGCCCTTGAGCGTATAGGCGTCGAGTTCGAGATGACCGAGTTCATGTTCACCACGGATCACTGTGGCGTCCAACTCAAGTGCGCCATCGACGGCATCGGCACCGACGGCTATCTCTACGACCTAAAGACCACCGAGGACGCGTCCCCTGCTGGCATCCTCAAGTCTATCCGGGCTTACCGCTACAACCTGCAAGCCTACTTCTACCGCCTGTGCTTCGAGACCGCCTTCGAGCGCCGACTGCTGGGCTTCCGTTTCCTTTTCATCGAGAAGACCCCGCCCTATGCGACCGCCGTCGTGGAGATCGGGCCTGAGCTGATGTCCTATGCCGTCTCCGACTTCGAGAAGGCGCTGCAAGCCTACCGCGAATGTACGACCCTCGGCGAGTGGCCAGCCTACGGTGACGCTGTCCAGGTCATCGACATCAAGGGCCCGTCCGCCTCCACCGCTATCACCTTCGCCTAATCTCATGGAACCCAATAACGATCGTCCGCCCCTCACGTCCATCTCGACCAATGGCACCTACAAGCTGAAGCTCATCAAGCCGAAGTTTGAGAAGGTCAAGGTCTGGGAAGACGGCACCTGCTCCGCCCGCCTTTTCTTCGTCGACGACAAGGGCTTCTGCCTCTCGAAGAACTTCTCCTCCAAGTACGGCAAGGCCCTCGCCATGCTCGTCGGCAAGTTCTCCGGCAAGTTCACCAACGAGATCAGGCTCGACGCTACCGCGGCAGAGTACCTCGAGTACATCGGCCCAGCCTGCGGCCAGACCATCCTCGTCGGCGTGGAGGTCGAGGAGAATGGCGAGTACAACGGCAAGCCTCAGTACAAGTACAAGATGACGTACCCCAAGGGCTCCCAGAAGCCGACCGTCCCCGACGCTCTTCCCCCCGAAGGCGTTAACTTCTAACCCTGTGACCGAAGCACCCACGCCGATGGCCGCCCCGACGCTCGTTCTGATCTCGGGCTTTGCCAGGGCCGGGAAGGACACGCTGGCCTCGGGCCTGCTCGAATGGAGCACCCGCCCCGCCGAGCACATTAACTTTGCCGACGCGCTGAAAGAGGCCGGTAACCACTTCATGGATTATCTCGGCCTTGAGGGCAATTTTATGACCGAGGACTTCAAGTGCGAGAACCGTGACGCCCTAGTCGCTATGGGTCGCTTCGCACGGCGCCTCGACAAGGATGTCTTCGCCCGGCACTTCGCCAACTGGTGCCCCATTATGAAGCACCACGATCAGGTCGCCCCCGAGACCGTGGTCTGTTCTGATTGGCGCTACATCAATGAGCTGCGGGTCTGTCAGGACATCCTCTGGGAGAAGGGCTGGAAGGTCCGCACCGTCTACGTCTCGACGGCTGGGGTCGGCCCCGCCAATGACGAAGAGCTCGACAGCATCGCCGAGATACGCGCTAACCACCTGTTCGACCAGGAGTACATCTTCAAGCCGAACGCCCGTCAGCAGATCATGTCCGAAGGACGCATCCTCGCCAAGTCATGGAGACTCTAACCCCCGAGACGCTGGTCTGGGCCCGCAAGGTCGGCCTGTCCCCTGATCGCGTCGCCTTCCTGCTCACCTGCCCGAAGTACACCGTCAGTAAAGGCCACCGCAAGTCCGACAAGGTCATCACCGACAACCCGAACCACCACCTCCAACGCCTGGGCGACTGCTATTGGTTCCGCTTGCGTCGTCGCGGCACCGACATCGTCGAGAACATCGGAGGCGACCTGCTCACCGCTCGCAAGCGCCGTGACGAGATGCTCGCGGCCTTCGACTCCGGCCAGCCCATCCCTCACCTCAACAAATGAGCACTCCCATCCGCTTCGTGGCCTTCGGTGATAACCATGGCGACATGGCTGACGATGAGGCTACCGACGCTCTCTGCGAGTTCATGAAGGACTACAAGCCGACCGTGCGCGTGCACCTCGGGGATTGCTTTGACTTCCGATCACTTCGCCGTGGCGTGGGCAACGATGCCGAAGGTGCCGAGTCCCTCATGGCTGACATCCAGGGCGGGGAAGATTTCCTTCAGCGCACAAGGCCAACCGTCTACCTGATGGGCAACCACGAGCACCGGGCAATCGCCCTACAGCACACTTCAGGCTCGGCCATCGTCCGCGACTACTGCGCCGACCTCGAGACCCGTATCCGTTCAGCTGCCAAGTCTGCCGGCGCCAAGACCATCCTGCCCTACCACGCCGAGAAGGGTGTCTACCGCCTAGGCCCGGTCGCCTTCATCCACGGCTACGCTCACGGCATCAACGCCACTGCCGAGCAGGGCAAGCACTACGCCGACCGCGGCGGCGCTCTGATCCACGGACACACGCACACCCTCGCCCAGGTTAACTTGACCAAGGCCGAGGGCGGCGCCGCGTTCTCCGCCGGCTGTCTCTGCCAGAAGGAAGCCATGGCGTACGCATCGCACCGCCTAGCCACGTCTCGCTGGGGCTCAGGCTTCGCCGCTGGATGGGTCGACGGCCAAGACTGGAAGGTCTGGCTCGTCCACAAGGTCGGGAAGAATTGGATTTGGCAAACCGACCTCAAGGTCTACAAGCCCAAAAGCCGATGAGCAGCCGAGGACAAAAGCTTCTCTATTCCCGCATCGGCAATGACCCGATACTCAAGGCCGTCATGTCCGACATCCACAAGAAGGCCGTCCAGCCTGACAAGGGATTCCTGACGCGCGCTCAGTGGGCGAAGAAGTGGGGCCTAGCCGCTAACCATCAGGCCGCCCTGTATGTAGATCGCGCCGTGAAGATTGGCATCCTAGTGAAGAAGCAGTTCCGCGTTATCACGAAAGGCCGGATGCGTGTCCTCGACCACTTCGGGCCACCGCCTAAACGCAAAGCCTCTTGACCTTGGGCACCCCACGCCCCAATCCCCATCCTCTTCCTTCCATGACTCCGCCCAACAACACGGCAGCGGAACGCCACCTCCTCGGCGTTTTACTCCGTGACGCACTTCCCTTCCCCGCCGATCTAAAGGCGTCCGACTTCTTCGAGCCTGTCCACCAAGACATCGCCGCGGCTATCCTAGCCCTTGAGGTCGACGGCACACCCGGTGACGAACTCACCGTCAGTCAGAAACTCAGGGAGGTTCGCTCCACGGTCGACGCGGCCACCGTTTCGCTCCTGGTTAGCGACGCAGGCTCAGGCACCTACCGCCCGGAGCACGTCGAGCTCATTGCCGATGCGGCCATGCTCCGTGCCGCCTCTGACGCGGCCTCCAACGCCACCGACCCAGACACCCTGCTCGAGCACTATGCCCGCCTAGCCCAGAAGCGCAAGGGGTCACGCCACGGTCCGCAGCGCATGGACTTCGACGCCCTGCTGTCCTTCGAGCGTAAGGATGACCCGACCACCGTCCTCGGCAATCACCGCTGGCTCTGCAAGGGTGGCTCGCTCCTGATCGTCGGGCAGTCGGGCACCGGCAAGTCGTCGCTGATGATGCAGGCCGCCGTGCACTGGTGCCTAGGCCGTGACTTCTTTGGCATCAAGCCTGCCAAGCCCCTGCGGGCTATCGTACTACAGGCCGAGAACGATGCGGGCGACATCTCCGAAGCCCTGCAAGATGTCATCGCTGGTGCCTACATTGACTCCGCCGAACGCTCTCAGCTGCGGGACGGCCTAGCCATTTACCGCGACACCGTTAGCACCGGCACGACCTTCACCAAGGCCCTGCGTGATCTAGTCGTATCCCATCAGGCCGACATCGTGTTCGTCGACCCTCTGCTCTCCTTTGCCGGCATCGACGTCTCTGACCAGGAGCAGGCGTCCAAGTTCCTACGCCATGACCTCGCTCCGATCCTCCTCGAGACAGGCGCCGTCCTCGTCGCCATGCACCACACCGGGAAGCCCAAGGCATCCGCCGACAAGGAAGGCCAGACCACCGCCGACCTAGCCTATGCCGGCCTCGGCTCCTCGGAGTTCACCAACTGGTTCCGCGAGGTGGCCGTCCTCTTCCGATGCCAGGGCGAGGAGCCCATCTACAAGTTCGGCCTGACCAAGCGCCGTGGCCGCGCCGGTCTCAAGGACCATGAGAACCAGTTCAAGGGCGAGATTTACATCCGCCATGCCGCCGAGAAGGGTGTCATCCGCTGGGAATACAGCCAGCCCCCCTCCCAGAGTGCTACCCAGCCAGCCCCTAGGGATAGCGATTCCAGCCCCTCCAAGGGGTCGCCAAGGCGTTTTAAGGCTGACTGAGGGTGAAGACCCGTACCCCCACCCTTTGACCCATCATGCACCCCCTCTCAACATCCAACTCAACATCCGTCCCCTATACTACGTATAAGGGTGACTCTAGTCTCACCCCCTTTCGCTTACGCTCGGGGTTCGACCGAGTCTCTAGCGAGTCCGTAAGTCTACCGCGATGACCAAACCTAACCGTACTACCGCGCGGAGAGGTTGGGTCTTGCGTAAGCTGAGTCTGACCAGGCTAAGGCAAAAGGCTTGGCGTGAACAGCCGGAGAAGATGGAGGGTATCCGCAGGCAGGCCACCGAGAAGGCAAAGGCAATCAAGGACGAGAAGAACAAGAACCTCATGGCCTTGCTTAGTACCTGGCCTGAGCGCATGACCTGCGATGAGTTGAAGGAGATCGTGGCAAGAGACATCGAGTACAAGGGGAAGTACTCATCGCTGACTTACAGGTTTACGCGTAAGGGATTACTACGGTTCATGGCTGATGGGTATTGGCACAACCTTTGCCACTTGCCCGCTGAGTAAGAACCTTTGTGATACAGCGCGTGACAAAGGCCAGCATCAACGACCTGACGGCTCCCATCAAGGAGGCCAAGTCGTTTGACGCGTGGTTCTTTGCCCAACCTAAGAAGGTCCAAGAGAAGCTGAGAGAGTCTGGTGTGCTGCCTTACCGGGAGATGGTGCAGTCTCGGCACGTCTTCAACATCGACCCTAACCATCCATCATGGGCGACCAGGGATAACGATACGACGCGCACTGAGGTCGACTCATTCATTTCACGCGATCACGTCGGCGTCATGCTCAAGGCGTTCATGGATGCCATCGCGTTGACTGACTCGTTCCACTTCCGCCGGCACGTCGAGGTAGTACGCTGGGCGCTGTCTCTCCCTGGCTGTCTGGACTCACGCACCATCGCCACCATGTACGGACGCAGTCACATCTGGATGCAGAAACGTGCGCGTCAGATCCGAGCGAGCGTGAACGGTGACGCGTGCGGCCTGTTCCCTCCGCATATCAATTCACGCAGGGATAAGCACAAGATGCCACGATGAATAAGGCCCATATACCCCCTCTAAGGAGTCTCCTAGACCCCCTCCCACGTCTGGCGTGGCCCGACAC